CTTTTTATTTTTTTTCTTTACCATTTTACCAGATTTAGTTTCAACATATCCTTTTTCTTCCATAGCATACTCTCTAGCTTCTTCAGCTTTAGATTCCATGCCTTCATGTTCTTCGGACATATCAGCGTAGCCACCTTTTTTAAAAACACCTCTGCCTTTTAAAACATCGGCTCTAGTAATTTTTCCATCTTTGTTTAAATCTGGAAATGCTTTTCCACCTTTAGCAAGACCAACTCTTGCAATACCTGTTCCTCTTTTTTGTATTCCAAGACCAGCCATTATCTTTTTCCCTTCATCATTTTGCCTTTTTTCTTCATAGGCATTTTTTCAGTCATCATGTCAGCTTTTTTAACTTTGCCACCTTTTTTAAAAGCAGCTCCCATACCTTTAACAGCAATTCCACCGCCTTTAAAAGCAGGTCTAGGTCTTTGATTGTAATCGTTTCTCATTTTATCTCCTTATCCGTTTTCTTGTTCTTTACTGGTTGCCGGTCTATTTGCCATAGTGCGTGCCACCGATTCTGCACTTCTTCCTACCACATAACCACCAAGTCCAATTTGTAATAATGTCCAAACATCTCCTGGAAGAGTTATAGTTATAGAAGCTTTAAAAAAAAATAAAATAACTGGTCCTAATACATAGTTCCATATCAATATAAAAATTAATACATACATCAATAAAGGTCTCCAACTAGATGCAAACCATCCAGCTTTAGCTTCTGCTTCAATAATTTTAGCAGCTGCTGTTAATTCTTGTGTATGAGATTGCATCAATTGCGTTTGCATTTGTGCTTTTAATTTTTCTTGTAAATCTTTATCTGGAACTGATTTTTCAATAGTTGAAAATAGTATTTTAGCTAATGGAGCTACAGCATTTAATACTGGTAACATGATTTAAAACCACTTAGCTGATCTTCTTTTTTCTGAAAGAATACTTCCTTGACCTTGTACTTCTTGAGTTTGTGTTTCTGAATTGCTTGACATCTCAACATCAACTCCACCAACTAAATATCCTTGAGAGTCTGTAAATTTTGAATGATCAACTTCTTTTGCTTTTGAATCAGCTGTAAAAGTTCTTGTTGAATTAGCTAAACCACCTACTGCCATTTTTTTTCTAGACATTCCTGCTTCAGATAAAGCAATAGCGATTGCTTGTTTAGGATTTTTTACTTTTTTTGAAGATCCACCAATGTTAAGTTCACCTTTTTTGAACTCTCTCATTACTTTGCTGATCTTTTTTTGTTTTGAATTCATTTTCATAGCCATATGTATACTCCTTTTTTATTATTTAACAATAATTATTGTATTTTTTTATTAGTATTAGAAAATTGTTGTTTTGCAATAGATGTTGCTGCTCTTAATTCAGCTAAATCTTCATTTTGTTGCAGTTTTTCTTGTGTATTCATCTGATTCATCATAGCTCTCATCTTATCTAAATTGATTCTTTGCTCTCCTTCTTGTTTTTTTCTAGCATTTTCTTGAGCTTGTAAGTCTAATTCTCTAGATTTTAATGCAGCAATAGGATCATTATCAAATTGCGAAGTAATTTTCTTCTCTTCATCCATAAATTCACCCATCATCTCAGCAATTAATATCGCTTTCCTAGATTCTAACTTCATTTGAAACTGTTGAACCTGTGCTTGTATCTGTGGACTTTGTAAAGCTTGTGGATTTTGAGACAACATTTGTATTTGTTGCAACTCTTGTGCAAATTCTAATTCAACTTGTTCTAAAGCCATTAAAGAAATATGTTCAAAAATATTTTTTTCTAATGATCCAACAATCATTGGATTATTTTTTGCAATGTTAGTAGACATAAAACTTAAATGAGCAGTGATGTGAGCTCTATGATCTTGTCCTCTAAATGCTTGGAATGGTTGTCCACCTAATGCATCAATATGTTCTAATGCAGGATCTTTAGGCATTGGTTTTGGAGGTTGAATTAAAATTTTATCAATATCTTTTACACCTAATGCTTCATACATCTTTCTATAAATTTCATACAAGTTATGAATCTGTGGATTAGATTGAGCAAGTTGTAATTCAGTTTGTGCTAAACTAATTCTTTGTGTTTGAGAAAATATATTTGGATCAGCAACTGGAACAATATCTATTCTATCATCAAAGTCTGCTTGTTTAATATTCTTTTGTCCACCAACAACATCATATGGATATTCTTGTGGTAGATATAATTTAAATACTCTAGATAATAATTTGAATTCTTGTTTTAATGATGAATATAATCTTTTATGAATAGCAGACATTGTTCTGCTTCCTCTTTCCAACAAGGCTACGGTCGTTCCCACTGCTGCTTGTTGATTCCCATCCCCTACTTGCATGTCAGCTATTGAAGCAAATCGCTGACCTGCTGATACAACGACCCCCATAAGTTGTAATAAAGTTTGTGAAGGTTCTTTGTATGGTAAAGTCATAAATGCATCTCTAAGATTTCCACCCGGAGCATCTACATCTCTCCATTCACCTGGCTGAATAGATTGAGCATCATCTCTAATTCTAATACCACGCATTTTAAATCCTGCTGGTAAATTAGATAAAGTTCCTGCATCAATTAATTGTCTTAAAGCAGAAGTTGCTGTTCTAGACAATCCACCGATCATATGGATTAATCCAAAACCATAAAAACCAAGTCCTGGTAAAAATTTGAAATGAACAAAATATTGAATTTTGTTTTTCTTAGCATCACCGATTTCGTAATTTCTACGAATGGATAAGATTTCACGAGAGCCTTCTTCTATCGTCACAATATAAGGAAGTTTAATTCCAGTCATTTCCCCGTTGGGATCACGATCTTCAAAGCCCTCGAGATCTAAGTTTACATGACATTCAATCAATGTAAAGATATCTTCGTAACCAGATTTAGTAACTCCTTCAATTTCTCTTTCTTTTGATTTTACATCATCAGCTTCTGTTGTTGAGTCATCACTTGGTAATAAATCTAAATCTCTATAAAAACCACCTACTTGTTGTTTTCTTAATTCATTTCCAGAAATTTTTATAACATGCATAATAGCTTCAGCATCGTCTAATGATGTTGCAGAATATGGAACAACTAAATCTTCTGCTGGAACAAATTTAGAAACAGCTCTTCCAAGTAAATCATCATAATAAACTTTTTTAAATGTAGATCCTGATAATGGTAAGTAAAATAACATTGTATCAAATTCTGGTTCATACTCTTGCATAACATCCATGATTTGATAATTCATAAAATCTTTAACACGAGTAGCTTGATCTTCTTTTTCTCTAGATGAGTTTCCAATTATTTGAGTTCTAACTGGTCCATCTGCTGGTAATAATTCTTTATAAGCTAATGCTTGAAATTGTGTAACGGCTTCTGCAAGAACTGGATGTGTTGCACCTGATGCACCTTGGAATGGTTCTGTTCTTTGATCATATTTAAATCCAAGTAGATCTAAACCTTGTGTATAAGTTTGTTCCCAATCTTGTCTTGAGTTTCTATAATCTAAATAATTTTGATAAAGTTCTGAACCTAATTGTCCTAAAATATTTTCTGGTAATAATTCTGCTAAATTGTCAAAGTGATTTACACTTTCACCAGCACTAAATGCGCCTGGGTCAAAATTAATTTCAACACCACCATCAGCTGTTGGGGTAATTTCAGTGTTTTCTACACTTGGAATAGACTCCTGAACATCTACAATTTCTTCTGTTGCAGCTGCCGGATTTTCTATTTCAATTGTATTTCTAACTTCGTTTGGTAGTGACTTGTCTATTGTTGCCATTTAATTTCTCCGAACTTACTATCTTAACCTTATTATACGAAACATTCAAGCCCTGTGGGTTGGGTCCTGATTTAGGTGGTATAGTTCTTGTTAATCTTTTCATTAAACTGGTAATCCTAAATTAATCCTTAATCTTCTCATATATGCATCCATAGTTGGATTACCTGTATCTGGATTATATAATGGAGCATATGCTTGTATTGTTCCAATTCCTCCATCACTAGATGGACTTTGTGATGGACCTGATTGAACTGAAGTTGTTGCTTGTGATGCATCATTTGGTCCTGTTACACCTCTATTAGCTGCACTTACTGCATTACTAATTGCATTAGCAACCATACCTGCAACTGGTCCAAATGCCATTCCAATTGCTGTTGGAGCTGGATTAGATATTGCATTTGCAATTGCTTGTCTTCCAAAATTAGCTACTGTGTTTGCAACTGTATTTACAGCGGCTGCAACTGATCCTTCTGATGCAGCATTAGCTGCACTTACTCCACCTGTATTTGCTTCTCCTCCTGGTCCTGATCCAACACCTTCTCCAGATGTACTATCTCCTGATCCTCCAACTCCTCCTGAATCTCCTGTTGATGCTCCAGCATCACCTGCTGCAGATGCTCCAGCTCCATCATCTCCACCTCCTCCAGATGCAGATGCTCCTCCACCAGATCCACCGCTATCTCCAGCGCCAGCTCCATCACCACCAGATCCTCCTCCACCTGATCCATCTCCATCATTTAAACTTGGAAGTCCGAATGGTCCTTTGTTAGGTTTACCATTCATGGACTTATACATATTTAATTTTACTAAAACTTTTTGTTCTTCATCTGAAATGTATGCAAGATGAGTTACAGGATGTGTTGGACCTGATTTAAATTTAATGGGTGCATTTACAGTTTTTTGTTTTCCTAAATAATTTAATTTACCACCCTGCATAACAGGTTTAATATTTGGAACCTTAGTTGGTTTAGGTTCATTATAAGAAATTTTCTTCTCAATCATGTTAGTAATAAGTTCTATTTACTCTTGGGCTAGGTTCATCTTTATAGTCTTCTGGATGAGAAATCAACCCACCTTGTCTAAATCTCATTAAAGCTTGAGTCATAGAATCTACTAAATCGTCATTATCTCCATGTGGAAATGCAGCGCATTCTTCAATAACTTCTTGTGCAAATTGTTTTCCCTTTGGTGCCCATATCTTTCCAGATTCAAATAAAGGTGCAACAGCATTAACTCGTGCATGTTTATCATTACCTTTACTTGGTGAATAATTAATAACTGGAATTCCCATTTGTCTAAGTTCATAAGTTAATGGAAGTCCAGATGCTTTTGCTTCAACTAAAACTGTTTCAGGTTTCCAATACATATATTGTTCGTGGGCCAGTCTCCTTAGTTCAGGGAATTCTACTCGCTTTTTAATAGCATCTAGCAATATTAAATTTGGACCAGAGTCCTGATCTGGATAGAACACGCCCCAAGTAGTAATCGCTGAGTAATCCGCAGTTTCTTTTTTTAAGAATGCAGTATCATAAGATTGAATTACATGTTCAATAGCTGGTACATAATCTTCTTCCCAATCTCTCCACCACTCACGTTTAATGATGGCTCCTTCTTCTGAAGTTGGATTTTGCATATACTGAGCATTCCATTTTGAAATACCAGCTGAAGCTTTAACGGCTAGTAAATCTTCTAACTTCCAATATTGTGGCCAGCAAGGTTTTCCACTTGGCATGATTGCTGGAAACTCTACTACTTCCCATTGATCAGCTTTCTCTTCTGATCCTTGAGCCTTGATTAATTGTGCAGTTAAATCTTTTGTACTCCATCTGGTCATAACTAAAACTATTCGTCCACCAGGTTGCAAACGTTGACGTGGTCCTGATGTATACCATTCATATGCTTTATCAAATGCAGTTGAAGAATTAGCATCTTGTTCTGAATGTGGATCGTCTATAATGAGTAGATCAGCACCTCTACCGGTTACCGCACCTTGGACCCCGACAGCAAAGTATTCACCACCTTTATTCGTTTCCCAACGACCTGCTGCTTTTGAATCTTCTTGTAATCTTGTATCAAATATTTCTCTGTACTCAGCTGAGTCAATTAAGTTCTTAGCCTTACGACCGAATCTAATT